AATAATTTACAGTGTCATAAACATCGCCGCCGACTGTAAATGAACCGTTAGGTCTGTTAACCGTAACAGTATTAGAAATAGTACCGTTTACATTTTCATCAACTGGATCAGGGCCAAATGTGCCGCCAGGTAACCCAGAGCCACCTGAGTCTAAATCTCTAAATCTAACACGGAAAACTAATGCAGCACCCGAAGTCTTTACATCAATATCCATTCTGTTAGCTGCATATGATGCACCCGAAATTGTAAAAATTTGTTGATAAGAACTTGTTAAATTATATGGTGTAATACTTGCTGTTACACTTCCGCCTGGTCCTTGATTTAATCTACTTGTTCCTGAAGCTGAAAAAATGATTGTTCCTGCATTATTAAGAATATTTCTCCAGTCGGCAGTTTTAGAGCCTGATCCGCCTGTTAGATTTTGAAACATTCTTACATCGCCGCCTGCATTAAAATATCCTGTTCTAGAACCAGCGTCAGGAAAATTTAATTGGAATTCATGTGTAATAGTACCGTTCCATGCAGATGTTCGTGTGCTTGTTATGTTAGTGTTTGTGCCATCTCTTAGATTACCTAATGAAAATTGATTAGGATCTAAAATACCATATTCTGATTCAACTAAAGTCATTAGATCTTCTAGATCAATTATGTATTGTTCAAAGCTTGTATCGCCAACTTGAATTGTTGCTGAATTTGGTACATTATAGCTTGCGCCAATTTGATGGACTCTACACGATGCTATGTCCAAATATAAATTAAAATAGTCAGCCTGTCGTGAAATATCACCTTCTAGATGAGTCAGTATATGGGTTCCTGTAGAACCACTCAATAAATCTACAATTCTTGAAAATGTTCCAGTATCTTTATCATATTCGTAATAAAGTTCTACAGTGTTAGCATTAATACTTCTTACATAATAGTGAGCATCCTCAATTAGGTTACCTACAATCGGATCGTTGCCATTTGCATCGTATTCAACACGATCACCATTTGGTATACTGTGAGAAGCTAGAGTAATTTGATTAGTAGTATAGTTTACTCCTGTTGCTGCATTGAAGTTTTTTGCAAATAATTGTAGAGCAGCTTTTGTTCCTGTCCTAGAATTCATACCATAGCCAGTTGTAGACGAGGGCGTTGAAGGATCGCCGTATATAGCATCTGCTCTTGCTTTTAGATTATTAAGCCTAGTAGATAATTTACTTACTTCAGCCATTCAATTCTCCGTTGACAGTATATTTATTAAAATTATATACTAGTTTAATTTTTTTGTCAACCTAACGGAGAGACTGTGTAGTAACCAGGTGCATCGACTTCAACATAAGTACCTGCTGCTCTAAAATGCTGAATGCTCGTAGAAGTAGTACCGTCAACGTTTTCGTCAAAGTTGGGATCTCCTATGTCCGCATCTAAAAATTCAACTTTGAACTTGATTTCTGATGGACTAAGTTGAGATGCATAAATGTTGTATTCGTTTTCTGCGTATGCAGCAGAAACGTCACTCCCTACTTTTGTAAAAATCTTTGTTTCACTTGCTGTTATATCATAGTTACCAATTAAACTACCTGTTCCAGTACCAGTTGATGTTGTAGAAGTATAGTTAAACTTAACTACACCTACATTCGAAAGAATCAATCTCCAGTCACTTGATTTAGCTTGTGAACCGCCTGATACATTTGATGTGATTCTTATTTCGCCGCCTGAGTTGAAAAAATATCTTCTTGCATTTACATCAGCAAATTGAACAACGAATTCATAAGACACTGCACCATTCCATGCTGTACTTCTTGAACTGCTTATTCCTGTTTCAACTTTTGCTGTTGCTGCATTACTAGAAAGCAAATACTTGTCTGCTTCAATGTCTATCATTAAATTTTCAAATGCTGCAAAAGATTTTGGATCAAATGGAGCAGCATTATCATCTAATATGATGTCGCCTCTTATAATATTTTCAATTTCAGTAGGTAAAGCACCTACCTGATGGAAACGTGCTTTTGTCATATCTAAGTATAAATTAGACATATCAGTTGCATTTACATCTGCTGATGTAAGCACACTATTACTATCAAGAGACTGACCGTAACCTTCTGCGCCGCCTCCGACACCCATAACTGTTGCTATTCGTGCTTGTAAATTATTAAATCTTGCTGCTGTAACTATATCTCCGACGGCCATACTTTTGTTCCTTTATACTTTTAGTACGCACTCTACTAGTTTTTCGCCCTCGTCGTTGTTAGTCTCCAAAGCAATACCTACTAATGCAGAAGTTTGTATAGTTTTACATACACCCTCGTTCCATGCATACACCGCTTGTCCTTTTTTGACCGGACCACTAACCCTTACTGGGACACGCCCTTTAAGTGCAACTGCTTGGCCTTCAGCTTCTGCGTTCATTAAGTAGGCAGGCTTGTCAGAAATTACACCAATGCAAACAGATCCTGCAGATGCTTCATCTACTTCGTGATCGTCATGATCACATACTTGTACAGCAGTTCCTACTGCAAGTTCGCAACATGTTGAATAATTTTCAGCCAAGTCAGCATATTTTGCTTGAAGTGCTGTACCTTGGAAGATATTTGCAACTAAATCACCAGCTGCTGTCCTTACTGCTACAGTTGAACCTACCGCAGCACTAGATGCTAATCTATCGTTTGCACCTTCTTTTAATTTATTTGCAACTGTTGCTGCACCATTAAATAAATTAGCGTGTACAGTATTCCACTTTAATGAGTTTGATCCTAAACTATATGCATTATCTGCGCTCGGAATTATTCCATCTTTGGTTACAGACATAGGATGCACAGTTGTTCCGCCACTGTCTGTAACTTTCATTTTAATTACTGTGTCATTACCTACATCATTTTGTATAACACCCTGGTCATTACTTTCGATAAAGATTTTTAAGTCTAATGAATCGCCTATAGCTATTCCTGCATCAGGAAAAGTAACTTGACTTGTAAAGTTAGGGTTAGTTGATGTTAAGTAGGAGCTTGCTAGAAGTCCACCTAATCTATCTGAATCGCTAGCAGTACCCCAATAGCGATGATCAGTTGTTGTTTTACCTGAATTAGCACCTGTTGCAGGTGTGTTTAACATTGTCACACCTTTTTTGATTACAGAAAAACCTGTAATAGGGTTAACAGAGTTTAGGGTAAATTCATCTGGGCTTATTACAAAAATAACTTCATCTGCTAGTGTAGCAGAAATAATGCTATGAGGGTTATTAGAAACGTCTAATACAGTCTGGCTTACCATTTGGGTCAAACCCTCACCTGCATTTTGTGGTCCAATTAATACAAAATTAACACCATTATAAACATAAAGCTGATCATTAGCACTATCCCACCAAAAATCACCTTCTGTAAGTCCTGTTGGTTCAGTTGCAGAGACTTCTGATCCGCCTGTTGTTCTCCATTTTGCACCGTCATAAAACTTTAATTTACTTCCGCTGCTGTCGAACCAAACTTGACCACTAATTGCTCTTGGCGGAGGATTAGCACCACTAAAGTTTTCTAAAAGATATAGAAAATTTTCGTTTTGTATTTCCCCATAACCTGCATAGTTTTTACCAATGAACTTTAGGTCTGTGGTTTGATCAATTGTACCGTCTTGTACAACTGTAAGTACTGTATTGTTGTATCTATCAATTTGATAAGCCATCTATTAAACCCTTTTGCTTTATATTATTTATCGTATTCTTAATTAAAGTCCTGTTGGTAAGTCTGCATCAAATACCCACGAAGTACCTTGAACTCTAAATCTTTTTAACCCTCTTGTAATAGCAATTTCAACGGTACCACTAGCTGGGAAGAATGCAATATCCTGAACAACTGATTCGTTTTGTGTACCGTTAGCATCAACAGCAACGAATGAAATATTCTTTGCAGCGTCGACATCGATATTTTCAGCTGTAGATGCAGAAGATTCAGTAGTGTGTATGAACGCATATGTACCGTTTGTTTTATTTGCTGCCGGGAACATACTTTGTAAAATAGTAGCTATCTGTGTATCAGGTGTTGCTAAACCAGTAATATCTAAAGAAAATACAATAGGTTGGCTTGCAATTTCTGTGTCTACATAGTATTTTGTAGCTGCATCTTGATCATCAGTCGGATCGTCGACGTTTACAATTTTTTGTCTAGTAGTAAGTGTAATATTGCCGCCTGTAGAATTAATTTGTAGGGCTGTACCACCTGTTGTAGATATACTGCTATTGTTTATATTGATGTTGTCAACATTTAAATATTCTAATGTACCTACTTCAACTAAACCTGTAGCTTGTGTAATAGAAGGATCTATATATGTGTTAGTAACTTTGTCTACGCCGCCGATTTTATACGATTTATCAGAAGTTTTAAGGTCAAAGTTTCTGTTACTTGTCCATGAATCTGTTGCTATGCGCCATAGTAGTGTTTTATCAACACCGCTTACTCTTGCAATTACACCTGCATTATCCATTTCTTCGTCTGATAATAGTGTAGAGTCTTCAGCAATACCTAATTCTATATTTTTATCTTCAACTTGTAAGTTTTGTACACTTAAACTTGTATAATCTCCTAATACATTTGCACTATTTGTGACATATGTTCCTGCTTGTGCAGACGTATCTAAGTCAAGTGTAGCAGTATTTTCTGTTGTACTAAGTACATCGTGATAACCGTTTAATAAATCTAAATCAACTGCTGGTGCAGGTGACGGTGCAATTTGCACTCTAGCATTTGCAATACGTACTTGCTTACCAGCTGTGAGTTTATGAGGCAATGTACCAAAATCAATAACTGTTTCTGTACCGAATGTAACAGATCCTATTACTTGTGCCGATTCACCTCTTACAATTAAGTTACCTTCGATTATAACATCCTGGTTTTGAACACTATCAGGATTATTGCTGCTACCTATGTGTAGCATTGCTTGTGGATTGTCGTTAAAAATACCTACAGCAGCAGTATCTGCTTTTACAAACATAGCATCTGTTTTTGTGCCGCCAAAAGATGAAGAAACAACTCTTAATCTATAATTTGCATCACGTAACTGGTTTTCAGAAACTGTTGCATTTCCTAGAATAAACTGTCTAAAGTTTTCACTTGTACCTATGCTAAGGCCACCTGAGTTACGAATACTTAATGTACCTGTTGTAACGTCATTAGATATCGAACTTAAAAACTGATCGGCTGTAACAACATCGCCGCCGCCAGTTACAAGTGATTCAGATGCAACTGCTGTACCGTGAAATTTAAAGTTTTCGGTATCAATTATGTTAAAGCCTTCTTTGATAATACCATCAGGATTATCATCCGTAACAAGGCCATCAATTCTTTGACTAAATGTTGGGGTAAATTGTATGTTAGAGACTACTGAAACAAGATTTTCATCCGAGTCGCCGCCGACATATAATTTTGCAACTGGTCTAGATCTAGATTGTTCATCTAGTATACTATCAATTTTGAATCCTGTAAGACCTTGGAATGAATTATACTGCGGTCCTACTAATACTAAATCTGTACCGTCATAAAAATAAAACTGGTTATTAAGATTATCTATCCATAAGTCGCCTGCAACCATTTGAGGTTGAAAGTTTTGTACAAACGGACCACCTGAAGCTTTCCATTGTGTTCCGTCCCATAATTTTAATCGCGCTTCGGACTTATCCCACCATAATTGACCTTCTAATGGATTGCTAGGTGCAGCAGTACTTGCAAAATTTTCTAGCAATTTAATAAAGTTTTCATTCAAAAACTCGCCAAAACCGCTATAGTTTCTACCAACTAGTGTTAAATTAGTACTAGCACTATCAATTTGCCCATCTATAAGATCTATTAATATTGTTCCGTCTGTTTTATTTAATTGATAGCTCATTTTGTTATCCAGTGTATATAATGTAATTTAGTGAAATATATGGGTTCATAATATCTAAGGGCTGCCCTAATGCAGTAGTAGTTCTTATGCCACCACTAGACGGTAATGCTTGTCCTGCGTTTGTGCCTGTCGGAGCATCAAACTGAATAGCATTTGTATCTGCAGGAACACCTGAATTATCTCTAATTGCATAGTACTGAGCGCCAGTATCGCCACGCATATCATGTTCGTGTTCAGGTAAGTTATCTACATCTATGCTTGCAGTTTCACTTCCTAAGTTGTTACCAACTGCTGTAGCACCTGCACTTGTTACCCTATTAGCAGCAGCGCCGCCCATATTATCAACACCCAATGGGAATCGACCTCTTAGATCAGGTAAAGCAAAGAAGTTTACCCCGTTATCACTTAGTTCTGCAGGATCTTTAAAGTTATAACCGATAGCAATAAACAAATCGCCAAATTCTGATTTTCTAACTTCTGATCCATCACATAATAGCCAACCTGTAGGTGCTAGTAATCCACCATAAGGAATAATAACGCCAGCTGGTATAATTGGAATACTCTTAAGTAAGTTAGCTTGACTAACTTTATAAAGCCCTTGCTCTTCACCTGACGTTTTGTTGATTAGTATTTCATCTCCAGGATTTACATCATAAAGTGTATCTTTAGTAGAAATAATACTATTACTGATAGAAGTTACAAAAGTTTTTGTGCTGCCGCCAGTTTTTCCATCAAAACTAAAACTTGCTGCACTTACATCGCCTGTCATTGCAAACTGTGTAGCACTTGCTAATCTATCTGTACTTCCAGATTTACCAGAAACTGTGCCGCTTACATTACCTTGCACATTACCAAAAAATGTATTTGACCAAACTTGATCATATCTATTTAATGTTGAGCCGATATTACGTGTACTTGTGCTATCGGGTAAAATATCTGCACTAGTAAATGAACTGTTAACAGATAAACTTCCGCCTACATTTAGATTTTTTGTAACGCCAACGCCGCCTTTAGTAGTAATACTTCCTGTTGCAAATGTATCACTATCTACAACACTTTCTACTTTTAACACACCTGTTTCAGCATCACCTGCTGCTGGTGTAATTTGTATGTTACCTACAACGTCTAGTGCTTCATCTGGTGCAAGATTATTAATTCCTACATTTGTTGTACTGTCAATCCTCATAACAGTCTTAGTTTGACTGCCGTCTCTAACTCTAATATCTATGTTAGATCCACTAGTATTGTGTTGTATAATACCAGCTTCGCCTTCTACGCCAACATTTAGTTGTCCGCCTGCGCCAATTTGCAAGCCGTCGTTACTTTTTACCCTAATTTGTTCTGTTGTTGTGCTTGGAACATCACCTCTTAAAAATTCATTTGCATCAACATTTTTTGTTCCGTCGTTAGGATCATTAGTTACACGTAATGATGCAGCAGTAGATGCAGTACCAACAAATTGATACTCTGTTCCGCTAATTAAATTAAAACCTTTTTGTATAGAATCAAAACCTGGAATACGAGATTTAGGTGAAAATACACTGTCACTTATAATGCCAATTACAACATCTTGGATTTGGATTTGTAAAACAACATATGTATTGTTATCTTGTCCGACTAGTTCTACAGGTGTAGCACCTGTGACAAGTCCATCACTAAATGACGGTCCAACAAGTACCCAACTCGAACCGGTATAAAGATATAGTTGTTGATTGTCTGTATCTACCCATAAATCTCCCGAGTTTGAATTACTTGCAGCAGGCTCTTGTGTAGATTTTTTAAGTCCTGATGCAGAAATCCAAGTAGTGCCGTCATATATTTTAAGCTGATCAACACCCTCTGAAATATCATACCATAATTGTCCTTCAACAGGACGCTGAGGTGCAGTATTGTTTGCAAAATTTTCTAAAAGGTGTAATAAGTTTTCTGAAATAATTTGTCCGTAGGAATTTGTAAATCTGCCTGGCAATTGAAGACTTGTTTCAGTGTTGATTGTGTTGTCCTCAACAGTAACCGCTCCCTTGTTTGCAAAGTCTGTGTATTTTACTTGATATGCCATATTTTAATCCTTAAATTCCTGACAAACTTTGTACTCTAACTGTATAATCAATTTGTATTAATCTGTTTAAACTTTTTTGTACTGGATGAAATACTACGTGTGTCAAAAGCCTTCCTGTGCCGGATGGTGAGTAACTTCTTAATCCTAACTCATCAAATACATACGCACTTTCTGGATTAGTAGCAGTATCAAATGCTTCTTGTCCGTTTGGTTCGCCATAATCTAACAAACAACTTACAATAATATCTGTATAATTTGTACCACTAACGTGTCTTGTTTCTAATTTGTTACGAGCAGGGTCTGTGTTATTAACACTTCTATCATCTACTACTTTTGTAAATGTTTGATTATATAAACTAGCATTCGTACCAGTGCTGTTAGGTGTTAAATATGTAATGATACCAGTAGGATCAACACTTGTTCCACCATTACCAAAACTCATTTCATATATAAAACCTTCACCTGCATTAGAAAGAGTTTCTGCAAGTGCAATACTCATGTTTTCATAATGTATCGCATTACGCTTGTCAATTATAACCTCTCCCGAATTAGGGTCAAAGATTTTTATATGACCTTGTAATAGTACACCGTTGTTATCTTTTATCTCTGTCATTTTATGATTCCTACTACGTATTTATTCAGATAGTTTTATTGTTCCTGCTCGCAAGAAACGTGCAATGTCATTTTCTGCTTTTGCAAGCTGTGTTCCTGTTGGACTCCAAATTTTTCCAACTTTTCTAATTACTAGAACTTGTGTATTTTGTAATGGAGCCTCTGTTAGTGTTAAAGTATTACCGTCAATAGTAAATTCTGCAGGTAATGTAGTATCACCTTCGGTACTATCCAAAGCAATTGTATAATCGAACGCACTAATATTATTCTTCCTTAGTCTGCGACCTGCTACAAAAACTTCAAACTCATCT